GGCTATCGGGGGTCTGGCATCGAGGCCGGAGGGGTTTGTTATTTACTTAACGACTCAATCTGATGACCCTCCAGCGGGAGTTTTTAAGCAGAAATTGCAGTATGCGCGTGATGTGCGTGACGGAAACATTCACGATCCGCGATTTGTGCCGATTATCTTTGAGCATCCGCCAGAGATGGTCGCAGCAAAAGAGCATTTATTAATTGAAAACCTTGGAATGGTTAACCCAAATCTCGGTTATTCAGTCGATAAAGAGTTTCTAGACCGTGAATTTACAAAGGCGCAGATGGGCGGAGAAGAATCGTTTAGAGGATTTCTTGCCAAGCACGCAAATGTAGAAATCGGCCTGAATCTGCGATCAGATCGGTGGGCTGGTGCTGATTTTTGGGAAAATCAGAGTGCGAACGTCACGCTAGATTCGATTTTGAATGAATGCGAAGTGGTAGACATTGGCATCGATGGCGGTGGATTGGACGATTTGCTCGGATTGGCCGTGCTGGGTCGGCACAAATTAACGCATAAATGGATGCTGTGGTCGCACGCATGGGCGCATCCGTCCGTGATGGAGCGTAGAAAAAGCGAAGCATCGAGGTTTAAAGATTTTTCGCGTGATGGTGATTTAACGCTAGTGCGACAAATTGGCGATGACATTGTAGAAGTTGCTGAAATTGTTTCAAGAGTTGAACTTTCGGGATTATTGGATCGTGTCGGTGTAGACCCGCACGGCCTTGGCGGAATTATTGAGGCATTGAACGATGCCGGAATCCCCGAGGACAAAATCGTCGGAATTTCTCAGGGTTGGAAATTGACCGGAGCAATTAAGACGATGGAGCGAAAACTTGCAGAGGATGCCCTGGTGCATGGCGGTCAACCGCTTATGGCCTGGAGCGTTGGTAATGCAAAAGTTGAACCAAAAGGAAACGCGATTTCTATCACTAAGCAGGCAGCCGGATTCGCAAAAATCGATCCGTTGATGGCCGCGTTTAATGCCGTATCGCTTTTAAGTTTGAACCCCGAAGCGATGGGGTCGATTAACGATTTTATTTTTGAACCACTAATTTCATAATGGCAAACATACTCACTTCGATGCTTGGGTGGTTTGGCCTTGGAAATGACGCATTAAGCGACCGCGTGGGGCAGCAATACGCAAAGCCATCAAGCACATTAATTTCCGACATAAGCAACCTAAAGACAGACGGGGCTTTACAGTTGTCGGCGGTTTGGGCTTGTGTTGATCGCCGCGCAAATATTGTCGCAAGCTTGCCGCTTTTTGCTTATCAGCGTGATGCCAGTGGTCAGAAAACACTGGATCGTAATTCCAGGCTGTACCAGTTATTGCACGACTCCCCAAATAGTCGCATGACTCCGCTGGATTTCTGGCGCGTGATGATGGTTAATCACGATCTGCGCGGCAACGCCTACGCTCGAATTGACCGTGATGCGAATGGAGAGGCGATTAGTTTATGGCCGATGCCAGCTGATCAGGTAGAGGTAAACGTATTACTGGATGGCTCAGTCGTTTATCTGTACCGCATCTTTAATGACTTGGTAGTGTTGGCCGAGGAAAACGTATTGCACCTGAAGAATCTAGGCAATGGCACCGTAGGGTTTGCCAAGCTGGATTTTATGCGGGTAACGACTGACGAAATGTATAAGGCGCAAGAGTCAGCGAGTAAGTTATTCGGTGCCGGTGGCAAACCGACAGGCGTGTTGATGTATGACGGGGTACTTAAACCCGAGCAACGCAACGCGATTCGGACTTCGTTTTCTGAAATGTCAACGACCGCCAGCACAGGCCGATTGTTTGTTCTTGAAGCCTCAATGAAATATCAGCAACTTGGTATTTCACCCGAGGATCAGCAATTACTGGAATCGCGCAAGTTTGGCGTAGAGGAAATTTGCCGCTGGTTTGATGTGCCGCCAGTGCTTGCGCATCACTCAAACGTCACGACTTGGGGTACAGGAGTCGAGGCGATTATTGACGGTTGGTACAAATTATCGATCCGGCCTTTGCTGGTTGGCATCGAGCAAGCGATTACAAAACGCGTTATGACTTCGCAACAACGCGCTCGAATGTCTGTGGAATTCAGCTTCGATGCGCTTTTGCGTGGAAATATTAAAGACCGCTTCGAGGTGTATGCGAAAGGGGTGCAGAACGGCATCACAACACGCAACGAGGCACGGCAATTGGAAAACCTACCACCTATCGCGGGTGGCGATGAATTAACGGCACAGGTCAATCTGGCGCCGCTGGCAATGCTCGGACAAACGGGCAACGGAGCAAGCAATGCAACGAATACTCAAAACGATCAAGCTCAATAACGCAAATCTGCAAATGGACGATGCCGAAACAGGCAAGTTCACGGGTTATGCGTCTGTTTTTGGTGGTGTAGATAGCTACGGCGACACGATTATGCCGGGCGCATTCGCTGAGACATTGGCTAAAAACGGTTTGCCAAAGATGTTTTTTAATCACGAATGGGATATGCCAATCGGCAAATATACCTTCGCGCAAGAGGATCAAACGGGTTTACTCGTTTCAGGCGAATACACGCCAGAACTCGGCCTGGCCGAGGACGTTTACGCAGCAATGAAGCACGGAACAATCGACGGTTTAAGCATCGGTGGGTACTTATCCGCTGGAGATTACGAAGAGACAGAGCGCGGGCGCATTATTCACCGCTGGACCAATCTTGTAGAAATCTCCCCGGTCGTATTTCCTGCGGATTCATCAGCCCGCGTGGGCGATGTGAAAAGTATAAATTTTGAAGCTTTGCTTGCTGAGTGCAAGACAGAGCGAGACATTGAACGGCTACTGCGGGATGCAGGGCTGGGCAAGTGGGAGGCTATGGCGACAGTCTCCCGCGTGAAAGCAATTATCGACGGGCGGGATGCTCAAGATGATGCCAACACGAAGGCACTCGATGCTGTGCTAGATCGAATCAAGCGCATCGCCGGGTAAGAAGTCGCGCATTCCGCAATAAGCAACCGCCTACGGGCGGTTTTTTCATTTAAAAGGATCGAAAAATGTCTGAAGCAATTATGAAAGCCCTCGATGGTATCGAGGCAAAAATGTCGCAAATGTCTGAGAAAGCAGACAACGAGATGAAATCCCTTGGCAAAGTATCCTCGGATACCAAAGCCGCGCTGGACAACATCGGTATTCAACAGCGTGAATTCGCTGATCGTTTGCTTGTAGTTGAGCAGAAAGGCGTTTCAAGCGTATCCGACGAGAAAGCTAGTGAAAGCTGGGGCGCTCAAGTTGTAAAAGCCGGTGCCTTTGTAGATTTCGCGGCTGGCCGTACACAAAAGGCACGCATCGAAGTTAAAAACACGCTGGTCGGTGCCGATGCAAACGTAGCGCCTGATCGTAAGCCTGGCGTTGTGCCCGGTGCTTTCCAAATGCTCACAATCGAGGGATTGCTGAACTCGGCAAACACCACCAGCAACGCGATTGAGTTCACGAAGGAAAACGCCTTCACAAACAATGCAGCCGAAGCCGCTGAAGGCGCTGCAAAAGCTGAATCAGCATTGACATGGACTCTGGTAAATATGCCAGTTTCTACCGTTGCGCACTGGATCAAGATTTCGCGCCAGCTTGCAATGGACAACACGGCTCTGGCCGCGTATGTGTCAAACCGTATGCGCTACGGTATCCAGCGCAAAGTTGAAACACAGCTTTGCACCGGCGATGGCACTGCACCAAACATCAGCGGCATTTTTGACAGCGGCAACTACACAGCACACGGCTATTTGTCGGGCGCTTTGGGTTCAACCCTGGCAAAGCTTGTCCTGATTCGCAAGATGATTGCCGATTCATGGGCCGCTGGCTATCCAGCCGAAGCAATCCTGTTGAACCCTACCGATTTCGCTGCAATCGAAATCGATATGTTCACCAGTGCAGCCGGTCAAAGCCTATTCAGCGTCGATGCTGGTGGCAATCAGCGCCTGTTCGGTATTCCTGTCGTTCAGTCTGTTGGTGTAACCGCTGACACAGTGGCAGTCGGTGCCTTCTCTCAGGCTTACACCGTCTACAACCGCGAGGGCGTAACGGTCGAACTGAGTGAATCAGATAGCGACAACTTCACCAAAAACCTGATCACGGTACGCGCAGAGCGCCGCCTTGCTCTGGCTACTGAAGTTCCTGGCGCTATCCGTGCTGGCGATCTCACCCCCGCAGCATCGTAATCAGTAAATAAAGGCTGGGGAGAAATCCCCACCTTTTCAAATCGTTGCGAGTCAGCGATTTGGAAAGGTTAAGACGAATTTAAAAAGAGAAAATCACATGGTTTCGATCAAGTTCAAGACGTTCGGCGCGACCTCCGCTGGCGGATCGTTTGGACCCGGCGACATTATGCGCTGCGATGAAAAGCTGGCTAAACACTTGGTAGATGAGGCGCAATGTGCCGTTTATCTGCAAGCACCGCAGCCAGTTCAAGCGCCTAGCGTTGAAATTGACGCAGATCAGCCCCAAGTGCGCCGCGCACGCCGCGCAAGCAAGGAATAAATCGTGGCTCTAATAGACGAGGTTAAAGCATCCCTGCGCGTGACTCATACAGACGATGACGCAATGCTTACCCGTTTGATTACAGCCGCATCCCAAGAGTGTGCGCAATACGTTTACGGATCAGTGCCAGATTACAGTGCCTCGGGCGCTGTGGCCAATCCGCAAACGGTTGAAATGCTCAAGCAGGGAATCATTTTGATGGTTCAAAGCGATTACGAGGGCGATCCAACAAAACGCGATGAGTATTTAGCTGTGGCAAAAACGCTTTGGAACCCATACCGAACGGTTTGGGGCCTGTAATGTTTGCCGGGCAACTACGCCATCCAATCACAGTACAGCGCCGAACTTCGACGCAGGATGATTACGGTCAAAAAGTAAATACTTGGTCAACAGTTGCGGCAACCAGGGCGGATATTCGCCCGGTCGGTGGCCGTGAACAAATGGCCGGTATGGAAATGCGGGTAAAGCTTACGCATACCGTTGCAGTTCGGTATCAGTCAACCCTGGTCCCGCCTCTTGAAGCAAGTACCTGGCGTATTTTGTTCGGCACTCGCGTATTAAACATTGTGAACTCGCGCAATCTAGAAGAGAAAAATCGCTGGATCATTTTTGAATGCGAAGAGGGGTCCCGTGATGGCGAGTAATGACGTCAGTATTTCAGGGCTTAAAGAACTTGACGCATTGCTTAAATCCCTACCCGCAAAGATTGAGGGCAATGTAATGCGCGGCGCTTTGCGTGCAGGGCAAAAAGTTATGCTCGATGGCGCAAAGTTAAACCTCGCCAGCATCACGAAACAAGATACTGGATTATTAGAAAAAAGTTTACGCATTCGATTTGCACGAAAAAGCCAGAAATTCGGCTGGCTACGCTCGCACTTGTACGCCGGTGACAAAGATGCGTATTACGCAAATATGGTCGAGTTTGGAACGGCAGCGCACTATATATCTATTAAGAAAGAAGCCCGGCCAGGTCGAATGACTCGCCGAGGCGAAAAGAAGTTCGGCGTCAGCACTATCAATGAAATGGTAAATCGGGGGAGTTTGGTTATCGGCGGTAATTTTGTCGGTGCATCCGTTGCACACCCAGGCAGTAAGCCCAAGCCATTCATGCGCAGAACCTTCGATGCGTACAGTATGCCCGCAATTAATGCCAGCGTTGAATACATACGCAAGCGTCTACCAAAAGAATTATTGAAGGCGAATAAATGAGCATCGAACTGATTACTTCAGCCTTGCTTAATGTTTCAGGCGTCACTGCGATTGTTGGTGATAGACGGGCATTGTCTCAGTTGCCGCAGGGCACATCGATGCCAGCGGTAGTTTACGAAGGCATCAGCACAACGCCACAGTTGACGATGAACGCTGCAAGCGGTCCGCAATTGTTGATCAGTCGCGTGCAAATTACAGCACTGGCACTGAATCCTGGCGATGTGGCTGCAATCCTCACCGCAGTGATGGCGGCCTTGAATTTAAAAAGCGGTACTTACGCGGGCAAACAAGTTGCATCGGTTATTCGTGACATGAAAACGTCAATCACGAAGGATAACGATGCGGGCGTCTGGTATGGATCGCAAGATTTTATGGTGCATTGGTATGAATGATGCACACAACCACACCGCTGACGAGGCGGTATTTTTTAGCAATTAATCGCCTGTCGGCAATCACGAGGAAATTATCATGGGTCAAGCATCCGGCGTATTTAAGCAAATCGCAATAAAGGAAGAGACAACATACGGCGTAATCCCAGCCGTGGCAACGGGTGCGCAATTACTGCGCCGCACCGATGCAACTTTTAACCTGTCAAAAGACACCTACGAATCGAACGAAATCCGCACCGATTTGCAGACAGCCGATATGCGCCACGGTGTACGCCGTGTCGGTGGTACGCTGAATGGTGAACTTTCACCTGGTTCGTATGCCGCATACTTGGCCGCCCTGGTTAAGCGTGAATTCGCAGCCGTTACAGCGCTTACGACATTAAGCTTAACTGTCGCTGGCTCCGGTCCGACTTATACAGTTACCCGCGCATCTGGTTCATTTTTAACCAGCGGATTAAAGATTGGCCAAGTTGTACGCTTGACCGCTGGCACATTCAACGCTGCAAACTTGAATAAAAACTTGTTTATCGTTGGATTAACTGCGCTTGAGGCAACAGTAATCGTGTTGAACGGTTCCGCCCTGGTTGCTGAAGGTCCAATTGCAACGGCTACGATTACCGTACCTGGCAAAACAACTTACATCCCAACTACCGGCCACACCGACAAGTCATTCTCGATTGAAGAGTGGTATTCAGACATTGCACGCTCTGAGGTTTTCTCTGGCTGCAAATTTACAAAAGCATCGGTTCAATTGCCGCCTTCAGGTATGGCAACGCTCGGGCTTGATGTAGCTGGTAAAGATCATGGCCAAACACCAGGATCGACCCGCTATTTCACCAGCCCCACTGCGCTTTCATCGTCTGGAGTTGTGGCCGCTGTCAATGGCGTGCTGCGCGTGGGTGGTGTCACGATGGCATCAGTAACCGGCCTGAATTTCGACATTGATGCAAGCTTTACAGGCGATCCAGTTGTCGGTGCAAACGTGGTCCCTACACAGTTTGCGGGCCGGGTCAAAGTTACCGGGCAATTCACCGCCTATTTTGAGGATGGCGTAATCCCTGCGGCATTCTTTGACGAATCAGAACTTGGCATCCAGGTTGCACTGACAACCAGCAACGATGCAGCCGCAGATTTCGTTTCTTTCTCACTGTCACGCGTAAAGCTTGGCGGTGCAGACAAGGCTGATAGCGATGGCGGCGTGGTTCGTACTTATCCGTTTACCGCATTGCTGAATTCAAACGGCGGCGCGGGTACGGCACATGAGCAATCAACGATTGCCATCCAGGACAGCCTGGCGTAATTCCGCGCCAGAGTATCGGGCACCGACCAGGCCCCGTTCGCACCTTTGAGGGGTGCGGCGGGTCTTGGCACGGGCAAAAAGTTTCTCACCCCTCAAAGGAAATCAAATGTCAGGCTTCAATCTCAAATCAATTAAACAGGTTTTTAGTGCAAAAGTTGCTATTAAAGACCCTAACGGTGAACCCACCGGCGTTGTGTTTGAAATGGCAGGGCCAGAGCATCCAGACCGCAAGCGCATCACTTTCGCGCAATCGCGTAAGTTTATGAAGTCATACGCAAAAACTGGACGCGCAGAAATGCCCGAGCCGGAGGATGCCGAAGCGCAGAAACGCGACAATTTAGCGGCATTTACTCTTGGCTGGTCCGGTCTTGTTGATGAGGCTTATAAGCCTGTGGCGTTTTCAAAACAAGCAGCGCTTGAAATGTATAACGATCCAGAAATGGCGTGGCTGGTTGATCAACTAGAAACAGCGCTGGGTGATAAGGAACTTTTTATCACGCGCTCCGCGAAGGTCTGATCAGCCACGTTAGAGCGCAATTCAAACTTGGAAAACGTCGAAAGGATGGTAGTTCGGAAATGGACCACCTCCTAGCGATTCAAAAATCAACGGGCAAAACTCCGCCCGAATTAGACATTCCCCGAATACCCACCGGCTGCGAATATTTGATGTCCGTTTTTATGGACCTTCACACTACGCGCCCGTCCGGTGGGTTTGGACCGTCAGCAATACCAATATCTGAAATAAACGCATGGCAACGGGCAATGAATTCAAGCCTGACGCCGTGGGAGATCGAGACAATTTTGCATCTTGACCGTGCAGCCCTTTCTGAAATGATGGACACAAAATGAGCATACCTGTCGGACAGCTAACTATTGAGATGGCGGCCAATGTCGCCCGCTTAATGACCGACATGGACAGAGCGCGCAAAATTGTCGAGTCGTCCACTAGCCAAATGGCAAAGTATGCGGCTATGGCATCTAAGGCGCTGGGCGCTATTGGTCTGGCAGTCGGTGCAATGGCCGCAGTAAAGGGCTTTGCCGGGTTTATCCAGGGCGCTATTGATTCGGCTGATGAAGCATCAAAGCTTGCTCAAAAAGCGGGCATCGCAACGTCTGAGGTTGCGGGGCTTCAGCTTGCATTCAGGCAGGGCGGTGTTGATGCCGAAGGACTACAAAAGGCCGTTTCGAAATTGTCTGTTGGCATCCTCGATGGCAATGCGGCTTTAAAAGCAATGGGGATTTCAGCCCGGAATGCTGACGGTTCGCTTATGTCGTCGCGTGAAGTGCTTGGGTTGATTGCGGATAAGTTCGAAGGCTATTCCGATGGAGTTGCAAAAACCGCCCTGGCAATTGAATTGTTTGGTAAGTCTGGCGCGGATTTAATACCTATCCTGAATGGTGGCGCGGCCGCAATAGACGAATACGACAGCATGGCTAAAAAACTAGGCTTGACTGTCGGGGATAGCACTGGAAAAAGTGCAGAAAAGTTTAATGACACAATCGACCTGATAGGACAAGGGTTAAAAGGTATTGCAGCGCAAGTCGCCGAAAAAATCCTCCCAGTTCTAGAATCGCTTGCAGGTAAATTTTTCGAAACAATGTCTGAAGGCAACCGCTTGCAGACGGTTGCGACTGTCTTGGGTAATGCCCTAAAAGGTCTGTACTCCGCCGCGCTTGTTGCAGTTGATGGATTCAAAATATTATTTGAATATTTAAATGGATATTCGACTGCAATGGTCGAATTTGCAAAGGGTAACTTCTCAGCGGCTGCGGATGCTATTACAGAAACAGGCCGCAAAGCGATTGAGATAGGTAAAAAATCAATTGCCGATGTGAGCGCCGTTTTTAGTGATGCAGGAAATACCGCAGTTGAAACGCTTGCCAGAATAAACGGCGAGGCCAAGCGAGGCGCTCCGCTAGTTGGAAAGCTTGCAGAGGAGGCGGCGGCGGCTGCAAAAAAATCACGCGATGAATACGAGAAAATGATTAAGTCGGCGGATGAACTTGTCGCATCGATTAAGTTCGAATCTGATGCCTACGCAATGAGCAACGTAGAAAAAGAATCCGCCATTGCCCTGCAAAAGCTTATGAATATGGGCCTGAAAGAAGGCACCGACGAATACAAAAAATATACCGAAGCAGTAATCGGCGCGGTGATTGAAAAAGAGCAAATGAAGGCTCTGGCTGATCTTAAAAAGAAAGAGATCGAGGATGAAAAAAAGCTTGAAGAAAAGGCACTTGCTGATCGGTTAAAGGAAGAGGAAAAATTTGCCGACGAAATCAAATCCATCAATAACCAGATCGGTCAATCACTCACCGATGCGTTAATGAGTGGCGGCATGAACGCTAGAGATTTCATCGTCAATATGTTTAAGACGATGGTTTTGCGTCCAGTTTTGCAGCCAATCATCACCGGCATGGTTGGGATGTTTACTGGCGGTGCCGCTAGTGCTATGGGCGGCGCAGTTGGTGAAAGTGCTGGCGGCAATTTAAGTAGTTCGCTTGGATTGCTGGACATGGGAAGCAAACTAAAAAGTGCTTACGATATGCTGACCGGCGGCTTTACATCGCTCGGTGAAACAGTTGGTAACTACGCGGCGAGCATTTACGGCACGCTTGCTATTGATACGGTCGCCGCCGCAGAGGGCGCAACCGCACTGATGGCATCTGCCGGCGGGGAAGCTTCAGCGGTCGCTATAGCGCAAATCGAAGCTGCAAATGCAGGAACCGCAGCCGTTGGGGCAACCGCCTCCGCTGCGGCCTCCGCAATGGCTGGAATAGGCGCGGGCGTTGGTCTCGGGATGCTTATTTCAGGAGATAAATCGCTAATCGGCGGCAATTCAATGTATACGGTTGGCGGTGGCGTTGCGGCGGGTGCCGCAATCGGCTCAATCGTGCCTGGCATTGGTACTGCAATCGGCGCAGTTGTGGGTGGTATTGTTGGGGGTCTTGCTAACCAGTTCGGAAATGCAGCAAAAAAGGTAACAGATTTCGGCATAAGCGGTTCGCTTTCGTCAAATGGCGCATCGGTTAAGCAATATTCAGAATGGGAAAAACAAGGCGGCTGGTTCGGTAGCGATAAAAACGGTGCCGAATTTTCCGCTGTCGAATCAAAAGTTTCAAAATACATAAACGCATCGGTGGCTGGCTCGGCCATCGCAGTAAGGCAATATGCCGATATTCTTGGATTGCCAGCAAAAGGAATCTCTGATTTCGCATTCGAGATTAAGCGCAGCATGGATGGCCTAAGCCCTGAAGAGGCTACAAAGGCGCTGAATGAGTTACTGGCAGCTTACGGCAATTCACTTGCGGCCACGGTAACGGCTGAGATCGGACCATTCCAAAAAGATGGAGAGGAAGCCGGAGCAACACTCGCACGATTAGCAACAAGCTTGCAATCTGTTAACAGCGTATTCGATACCCTCAATATCACATTGATGGAAACGTCATTGTCTGGTGCAGACGCATCAAGCAAAATGATTGAAATGTTCGGCTCAGTTGATAAATTTGTATCTGCGACCGATGCGTATTACCAAGCGTTTTATACAGAGCAAGAACGGGCAGCAAAGACAACCGAGCAATTGACGAACGTATTTGCGCAGCTTGGCTTATCGTTGCCAAATACAAATGCCGCATTCCGTGCGCTGGTTGAATCAGCCAGGGCAGCCGGTAATGATGGGTTATTTGCTGCGCTGATCAAACTTGCACCTACTTTTAGCGGTCTGCAAACATCTATTGCAAATATGGCCGCAGCAACAGGCCAAAGCGCATCATCAATCGCGAGTAGTGCAACACAACTAAATCAGGCGCTCGATGATTCATTTTCGGCATTGAAATCATCAATTCAAAATGAACTTGATGCGGCATTGGCATCGATTGAAACGCAAAAAACCCTTGCAGATACAGCGCGACAAGTTGCAAGCGAATCAGTCAGCGCATTCAAATCAATATTTGACTATTTGAAAGGTCAAATTAACGATATTCTCGGCACCGTATCTACTGCACAGACCGCATCGCAGGGTATGTCGTTTATCCAGAATGCACTGGAAAATGCTCAAAATACTGGGTATATGCCTGATCAGGGGCAATTAAGCGATGCTGTAAGTGCTGCACGCGCAGGGCTTTCGTCTGAGAACTACGCGACCGCATTTGAAATGAAGCGTGGCAATTTACGCCTTGCTTCAGACCTCCAGCAATTGCAGGATATTGCTGGCGATCAAATGACAACGGCACAGGAGCAATTGGCCGTAGCAGAGGATCAGTACGCTTTCTGGACTGCACAAGCCGAATCCACAAAGCTTTATTACGACAACCAGCTACAAATGGCGCAGAACCAGGTGAACGAGTTGCGCGGCATTAATGGCGGGATTCTTTCGGTTGCCGATGCAATGGCATCGTTTGGTGCAGCCATCAATGCAAGCAGGGCGGCAGCAAACGCCACAAGCAACGATTTAACGGCGCAAGTCTCGCAAATGTACATCGACATACTTGGCCGCGCTCCTGATGCGGCTGGCCTGTCTGATTGGCTGAGTCGCGGCATAAGTTCAGACCAAATCCGCGCAGGGATCATGGGTAGTCAGGAAGCTAAGTTGCGCGGCTACGCAACCGGCGGATCGTATCCAGGCGGCTTGGCTATGGTCGGAGAATCAGGCCCTGAGTTGATTAACTTCAACCGCCCCGGCATGGTTTACAACGCTGCGCAAACAAACAGCTTGCTTTCTGGTGAGAGCGTAGCGGGTGAGGTTCGCGCCTTGCGTACAGAGAATCAGGCGCAATCCCGTGCGATTGTGCAGCTTCAATCGAGACTTACTCGCGTACTTGAAAGATGGGACGGAAATGGCATGCCAGAGACTCGGGTGGTTGCATAATGGCTAACAAAAATGCCCTTGTTGTTGTCAGCCCTTTGGCAATCACCGATGCAATGCTTACATCGTCGAATGTGGCTGAAACTGATTATTCAGTATGGAGTAGCGGAACAACGTATGCGCTTGCGGCTAGAGCGATTCTGACAAGTTCAGGAACGCACAAGATTTACGAAAGCCTCCAGGCATCAAACACAAACCACGATCCGCTAACTTCACCGCTATGGTGGATTGAGGTATCACCGACGAATCGCTGGTGCGCATTTGATACCGCAGTCTCTACGCAGACCAAGCAAGCAACAAGCATCACTTACACGATTACCCCTGGCCAAGCGGTCAACACCATTGCCGCATTGAATATCGCCGGAGCGACTTCGCTCACGGTAACAATGACAAGCGCATTGGCGGGCGGTGCAACGGTATATACAAAGACCGTCGATTTATCTAGTGTGCCTATTGCGCCAGAATGGTGGGCTTGGTTCTATGGCGCGAAAACGGCACCGACGCAATGTATCTTGAATGATTTGCCATCGTATTCGGATTGCGTCATTAACTTCAGCTTTTCAGGTACATCGAGCTTGGCGGTTGGTGTAATTATGATCGGCAGTCAGCGCGCTTTCGGTGTTGGTATCCAATTCGGTGCGCGGGTTGGAATACAGGACTACTCAAGAAAAGAGAAAAACGACTTTGGCGATACGGTGCTGGTTCAAAGAGCATACGCAAGACGGGCAAACTTCGATATTCAAGTTGCACGGTCTGAGGTCGATTCATTCCAGAATTTCCTGTCAGACGTAAGGGCAACGCCTTGCCTGTGGATCGGCAGCACAGCATACGAATCAACGACAGTATTCGGCTTTTATAAAAACTTTGAAATTTTAATTTCTTACCCAGAACACGCTGACTGTTCTTTGGAACTTGAGGGACTCACATGACCATCGACGCATTGCCATCGGCACCGCTACCCACGGATAGCACGGCCACGTTTAATTCTAAGGCGTTTGCGCTGGTTGCCGCGCTCAATACTTTTGTCACGCAAGCTAATGCACTCGGAATCGCTGTTGATTCTGATGCTGTATCGGCGGCCGCTGACGCAATCACCGCCTTAAACGCTTCGGCTGCGGCTGTTGGTGCGGCTAACTACAAAGGCGAATGGTCAACCCTAACGGGTGCATTAGCAATTCCCGCATCGGTATCGCATAACGGCGGCGTATGGGTTTTAAAAGCAAACCTTGCTGACGTAACAACGGCGGTGCCTGGCGTATCTAGTCAATGGCTATCGGCCACTTTCTCAACCGGCAAGGCCATTGCCATGTCTATCGTATTCGGGGGTTAAAAAATGTCTGCACCTAATATCGTAAGCGTTACAACTATCACAGGAAAGACTGCGGTTCAGATCGTCGGCACTTCTGCGGCGGCCATCATCACAAACTCGGCGGGTAGTGGCAAAGTAATTAAAGTTAATGCGCTGTATTGCGGCAATGTGGATGCAACAACTGCATACGATCTGACAGTTGATTTATATCGTTCAACTGTTGCATACCGCCTTGCACCTACGATTTCAGTATCTGCAAAGTCATCGATGGATGTTCTGAGTAAAGCTATTTATTTGGAAGAAGGCGATACCCTTCGTTTAACAGCTAGTTCGGCTAGTAAGTTGGAGGCGGTCGCATCTTACGAGGAGATTTCCTAATGAGGCGCGGTAATGCGGGACAGATTGGATCATATCGCTCTCCTAGAAGTGGCGGGGTAGTTTCTCTATCGGAACTTCAACAAGACAAAACCATTTCTAATATTGCACAGTTTCTTTTAGCTGCGGGGGGCGGTGGTGGATCCTACAATACAGGTGGGGGCGGTGGCGGTGGCGGTGTAAAAACTGGATTTTTTACATTGGCTTCTGCCACTACTTACACAATTACTATCGGCGCGGGCGGTGCTGCTAATTCTGGTTTAAACGGTTCAGCCGGATCAAACTCCGTGATTGGTACTGCCGCCATTACCGCAACTGGCGGTGGATTTGGAGGTGCAGCGGCAAACAATGGCGGCGCTGGCGGTTCTGGTGGTGGAGGGGGAGGTTTTTCTTCTGCGCCAGGTGGGGCAGGAAATTCTGGCGAAGGATTTAATGGCGGGTACGGCGAACAAGCGACTTACACAGGTGGAGGTGGTGGAGGAGGAGCCGCTACAAAAGCTTTTAATGGTGGTGGTAACGGATCAGGTGGTGCTGGCGGAAACGGCATTCCAAGTCTAATTTCAGGGACGCTTACTTATTATGGCGCCGGTGGCGGCGGTGGGGGTAATGGTTCATTAGGTGGTCTAGGCGGTGGTGGTGTTGGTGGCGCTTATGGCTCTAATACTGGTTTGACAGCAGGAACAGCAAACACAGGCGGCGGTGGCGGGGGCGGAGGTGCTGGGTATAACGGAGCAGCAGGGGGATCAGGTACTACGATCATTTCTTACTATGGCCCGCAACAAGCTACTGGCGGTGTTATCACGACCGCTAACGGTTTCACTATTCACACTTTCCTGACGAGCGGAACGCTCGTTACCTATTAAGGATACGGCAATGGGCAATTTTGCAAAAATTGACGTGAACGATGTCGTGCTTCAAGTTCAAGTAATTGAACAGGACGTAATCAACACGGGCCTGTTTGGCAATCCAGCATCATTTGAGCGCACTAGCTATAACACTCGCGGCGGTATTTATTACACGCCGAACACAAATACCCCTGATCCAGATCAATCGAAAGCCTATCGAAAGAATTTTCCTGGTATTGGTTTTAAGTTAGATCGAGCGCGCGATGCGTTTATTCCTCCGCAGAATTTTCCTAGCTGGGTATTAAACGAGGATTCATGCCTATGGGAAGCCCCGGCACCGATGCCGAGTGATGGTAAGAGATACGCCTGGAATGAATCGACTTTATCTTGGGATGAACTGACGGTGCCAAGTGTTTAAGGCTGTAATAATCTGGGCGCTCAAGGTTCCGATCTTGATTGCTCTGAGTCTCATTGCTTACATCATCGCGCCATTTTTGGCGCTTTTTATTGTCCACGATGAAGAGTCAGAAATTACAGGCCATCCGAGTTTATTGCCCGGCACTCCGCGAGAGTTCTTGCAAGGCTGGTGCCGCATATTTCAAACACCCGATGCGCCAGTAGATGAGGTGTATTGGGCTGAATATGAAATGGATGGTTGGCTACAAATAAACTTTCGATCAGCGTATGCAGATTACGCATTCGTGCGCTGGATGTATCGCGTGGCTTGGCTATGGCGTAACCCTGCTTACGGCTTTGGGGAAATGTTTGGATGGGATGGCACAGGGTTGGAAATCCTATCGTCGCACGGCTCAGACGAAGCATGGTACAGCGGCAAATCATCCTGTTCATATTGGACTGCGCAAAACGCATACGGCCAGAAATCATTTTATGTACAGATTCGCCTGTATTTCTATAAAAACCGATGCCTGGACATTCTGGCCGGGTACAAGTTTTTTAGCGATCCGCAGATCAAGTTTGTAGCGATGCGATTCAATCCGTTTCGCAAATATCCAAAGTGAAATTTAAATTCTAGTTTTAAAGGCTTCACCATGCTGCAAATCAAACGAATTGATGTGCGGCATGAGAAAGCTATCGCACTCCTGAACTGGTTACAGCTTGAGATATTGCCCGCAGATATACCTGACGATGTAACGGTCGGTAACTGGTGGGTTGCTTATTTTGACGGTTCACCTATCGGATTCTGTGGAATCAAAAGATCGTCGCGCTGGTCAAATGCCGGGTATTTATCCCGTGCCGGTGTACTGCGCAAGTTCCGAGGTAAAGGTATTCAAAAGAAATTAATTCGAGTGCGCATCACCCAGGCTAAAAAACTCGGCTGGCAATGGGTAATTTCTGATACTTACGAAAACCCTGCAAGCGCAAACAATTTAATTTCTACTGGCTTTCAAATGTATATACCGTCACGCAAATACGGCGCTGATGGCACCTGTTACTGGCGGAAACGAATATGCGCTTAGACCCGAAATTAAAAGAATTCGGCAATGAATCACAGAGTTTTCGGCTAGACAAAATAAACGAATTAGGTTCATACAAAAAAGCATCGCAAGCCCTGGGGGTATCTCAGACAGCTTTAAAACAATCCGTTGCCATCTTGAAGCGAAACGCTGCATTGCGCGGCTACGCTCCAGATAACGACATGAGCAAGATTGTTCCTGATGGGTTCAAGGTCAAAGGGGTATCGACTTATTACAACCGCGAAGGCAAAGCCTCCGGTCAGTGGGTTAAATCATCAGCCGATGAGGAACGGCGCGAACAACTTATTAAAGAAATGTTCGCAGTAATGGCTGGCGATGTTCCAAGGCTACCAAAGATTGATTTGCCGGTAGGAAATAACGGCAAAGACTTGTTAAACGTAATCCCAATGGGCGATCCGCATATAGGTTTATATGCTTGGGCGGCAGAGTGTGGTGAGGATTTCGATACTGAAGAGGCTAGGCGGATTACTTTGGGTGCAGTGGATCGGCTTATGGAGTCAGCACCAAACGCAGAGACTTGCATCATTTTGCCGCTTGGCGATGTATTCCATGCGAACGATCAGAGCAACGTAACCCCAGGACACAAACACCAGCTTGATGTAGATACTCGGTTCGTTAAGGTTCTAGGTATTGGCATAGAGACATACAGACACGCAATCATTCGAGCGCTTGAAAAGCACCCGAAAGTAATCGTTCGATTTGTATCTGGCAATCACGACCCGCAAGCGATATGGGCTTTGGCTTTCACAATACAGGCTTTCTTTTCTGATAACCCGAGAGTCACTGTCGATCTGTCACCCTCGAAATTCTGGTTTCATCAATTTGGAAATGTGCTGATCGGTGCAACGCATGGCGATACAGTCAAGCATGAGGCTTTGCTCGGCGTGATGGCGTGCGATCAATCTGTTGCATGGGGCAGTACAAAGCATCGCTATTGGTACACCGGCCATGTGCATCACCAGAGCGTTAAGGAATTCCCCGGCGTTATCTGTGAGTCATTCAGGACATTGGCTGCAAAGGATGCTTATGCCGCTGGACACGGATACAGGGCAGGGCGCGACATGGTTTGCATTACACAGCATCGTTTACATGGTGAGGTTGAGCGTCATCGCTGCGACATTGGGATGCTTTAGAAATCCTTGCCTATTTAAACGATAACCGTACACCCCGAATAACCGATTAATTTTTCACGCAAGGAATCGCAATGTCAGACGCAAATAGTTTTCAAGATATAGGCGTAATCAAAATAATTTCTGGCGTTGCGGGGAGTTTTGTTTCTCTGCGATTCATTCAGGGGACATGGATCGAGAAGTTGATTATGTCGATTGGCGGATCGTGCCTCAGTTACTTTGCGACCACGCCTGTCGCAGTCTGGCTCAATGTAGAGAATGCCGAGGGCTTAGTGGGCTTTCTGATCGGTTTATTCGGTATGTCCATTGCCGCGAAGGTTTACGAGGTAATCCAGTTTATAGATGCAAAAAATGCGGCGTCTCAGTTTTTAGAATGGGTCGCACGCAAGTGGAAAGCATGACATGGACGCGCTCTATATCGTTGCGCTTTTATTAACCGCTGCACTGTCATTTGCTGCGGTTTTTACTTGCACGTTTAAAGACAACACCATGCAGCGGATAGGTTTATCGATGGTGGGCTTTGGTTCATGTATCGAGTTATGGCTCACATTTAACGATCTGGATTGTTGCAGGATGCAAAACGCCCGCGACATTCTTGTAATTGGGATTGCCACCTACGGGATCGGCACCCTGGTTAAAGTTCTCAAACATAGGCGCAATGATGACATTTGATGACGCATTTGCAAGGCTGATCGGCCACGAAGGGAAATATACGGACGATCCACGCGACCCCGGCAATTGGACCAGTGGACAGGTGAAAGTCGGAGAACTGAAAGGAACAAAGTTCGGGATCGCTGCGAATACCTACGGATACCTGGATATTAAAAATCTCACCCTAGACGAAGCGAAAGAAATCTACAGGCGCGACTTTTGGGATGTGATTGGCCAAGCGCATCCATCCATAAAATTTCAGCTATTCGATGCCGCAGTCAACCACGGCAGGGGCAATGCCATCCGTATCTTGCAAAGGGCGGTAAAAGTTGCCGATGATGGCGCATGGCAAAAGGTATCCCAGGCCGCGCTCGATGCAATGGACACGAATGATGTTTTATTGCGCTTCATTGCCTACCGTTTGAAGTTTTGGGCGACTTTGCAGAAATTCGACACCTATGGACGGGGTTGGACAATCCGGGGCGCTGACAACCTCCTATACGCAGCCGAGGACAACTAGATGCTTGCGATACTGGCAAACCGCTATGTGGTTTACGCAATTGGTGCCATTGGCCTAGTAATCAGCCTGTGGGCTTATGGTGCGTTTCAGCATCACGCTGGTTACGCAGAGGCAAAGCAGGATCGCGCATTCGCAGACTTGGCCTCATTCAAATCTGAGTCTGAGCGATTGCAGGGCTTATCCGTCACCATCGAGGCGCAACTAAACGAAATGCGCTTGGTTAAACCTCAAATTATCGAAAGGTACATCAATGTCGCAGTTAAAAACCCTTTGCCTGTTGATTGCCGCATTGATGCTGACCGGCTGCGCGAACTCAATTCCGCCACTCAAGCCGCAAATACCCGCAAACCTAGCCAGCCAATGCCCACCAGTAAGTGAATTTAATTCCGAATCTTGGGATGCACTCGCCCAGGCTTACATTGATCTGGCCGTGCAATATGGCCAATGCGCAGCAAAACACGATGCGCTAGTCAGGGCTTGGTAGTAGATTAAGCAGGGGTAAGCTTAATAAATGGCTTAATCGAAGCAACAACAACGCCCCATATTTCAATTTCCTGGCACTCTTTCGGAGTGATTGGCGGGAATTTCGCATTCTCTGCAATCAGCCGAATCATTCCGTTTTTGAGATCAAGCTTCTTGACGGTGTAATCACCATCAACAATAGCGACCACAATTTGACCTGATCTTGGCGGTATAGATCGATCAACCAAAATAAAGTCACCCTCATCAATCCCGACACCCGTCATTGATTCACCTTTAATTTTTAGCTGAAAGGTGGATGATGGATTGATTATCAAATGCTCGAGCAAATTAATTCGTTTTGATGTTGTTGCGTCATCCGGCAAAGGGAATCCTGCGCGTACTGATGCGTCAATTAATCCGACTGTTATTTGCGTGTCTTTTGTACTGTTCATCCATACAGTATATTTTATTTATGCGCTTAAATTTCTTGTGCAATTTTTGTGCGACACCTGTGCTATTGAAAAAATATGAGTCTTTTAGAATCAAAGGCTTACAAATCAACTTTTAAAAATCCAATAGCACAAATTCAGTCTAAAATACCTTTTGGTTTCAAAGAGTTAAATCGATTAGAATAGCTATCTCCTAAGAAGGGAGTCGGACGTTCGATTCGTCTCGGCGGCACCATAACCATTTATTTACGCCACTCTTGAGAGCGTAAAATTTTATTTAGCCATGACTTGTGCTAGATTTTGAGCATCGTGCCATTGATTGTGCTATTTGACCCCACCAAGCGGCATCACGCGCTCAGGCTTGCGGCGATATACGGATTGCGTTGTTCTGCTATCCGCATGGGATAAAAGCGCTCGAGCCTGATCGAGTGAAGCCGCATCAGAGGCGCATTTTGCCCTCAGATCGTGTTCTGTGAACTTTGCTTCAACCTTTGTCTCTTTCAAAATTCTAGCCATAAATCTTTGCCACATTGAATCCCATCCAGAGGATTCTCCAGTTTCTTCGTTTATGTACGGCTGACCCTTGGTATTGCAAAATAGGAAACTGGACAGCACAGGACGCGCCGACTTCGCTTGTTCGATTGCCCTTGATAGATCGGGTGTCATTTCATAAACGGTGCGCTTACCGCTGCTTTTGCGCGTTTTATGGCGCTGAATATGAACTCCATCATCTTTAAGGTCTGAAACAGTCAGGCGAAGCAAATCAGATCGAGCCATACCCGTCATCAATTTGATGCGTATATAAGCCTGAATCGCTAAAACGCTTCCTGATTTCCTAAATGTTGGCAGTGCCAGGCACTCTACGATCTCCCAATTCTCTATATACCGATCCCTGGGCTTCTGTCCTGTCATTCTGATTTCATGCTTAAACGGGTGTCTATCAATCAAACCCCACTCTACAGCCTTGGTAAATGCACCAGATAGCGTTTTAACTTCACGCTGCGCAACGGCTAGGCCACCCTCAGTTCTACCATTGGCATTGATCTTTTTTTCTTTTCTGAAATCAATGTATTTGTATAAATGTTGCGGTTTTATCGTTTCTAACGCCATTTCACCAAAAACGGCAGTCAATCTGACGATATGGTCTGCGGCATCCCTTTGTGTCTTTGGCGCTTTCTTTGGTACTTCCTCGATTGCATAGCGGGTTAAAAGTTGCCCGATAGTTGAGCATTCCTTTTTTGATTCCATGCGCTTAGACCAGACTGCAAATGCCTCTGGCAATGTAGTTCCAAGCCTAAACTGTTTCTTTCCATCGAAGAATTTTTCTTGACCCGGCGGGACATGGAAATAATAGGCACCGTGGTATAGCCTCCACCGAGCAGGAAGCCCTGAGTTTTCCGAATTTCTTTGCCTGGCCACAATATTTCTACCTTAGATTGCCGACCAATTTGGCTCGGCTATTTTTGCTTTCTTTTGATTTGGCGCACGCACCCCAAAAGATTGCTCAACGTGGGCTTTAAGCACAGCAACAGAACCGTCCGGTCTGATCTTATGCTCTATACCCATGAATCGCAATACACCTATTTGAGAGGCTTTTTGCCGCCTTCCGGTAAGTTCTGCGATCTCAATTTGGTTAAGCCACATTTTTGCTCCTTAGTTTGGCCTCGATTGCACTGGCGAATGTTTGATGATCTAAACAAACAGCATCTTTTATTTCTTTCCAAATGCTATAAATCTCATCATCCGTCAACCCGACCCATCGCTTGCACGGTGGTGCGGTGTAAAGCGTTAGCCCATCTAACTTATCTGCGTCATAGACACTAACGTCATCACACCAATACAAATCACCTTTTTCAACATACGCCACAGGCTCATGTACATTTTTGCTCGAAACTTGTACACGTTCTTCGGATGTGTTTACATTTTGCTGTTTTTTAGACAGGTCAGGCTTGGCTAACTCAAGATCAATGACTTTTGCAATATGGCTAGACCACCATACTGGATCACCAATAACCGTACCCGCTGGCATTTCTTTTGATAAGTATTTTTCCAAAGCTTGCTGCAAGATTTCACGCATTTGATTCTCCTGCTTTGGCGAGTGCGGCTAATGCTTTTTGTTTATCATCCCATTCAATTATTATTTCTTGGTCAAATATTTGGCTGGTTAAACATTTCAACGCCTCCACCAACTCCTGATTCACCTCATGCAATCTGCGTAGTTCGGCTGCTGCTGCTTTGTCGTATGGGTCGATTCCTAAATCTAGCCATTCAGCAATGCGCAAAGCTTCGTTATTCATTTGATTCTCCTAGTGCGTAGAGTGGAAGCTTGATTGGATCGCTTTTAACAAGCTTTTCCTGCAATGCCTCTATCACTGACATATGGAAATCAATATCGCACCCATCGTATTCACCATTTGTATCTATGCCTCCCAAAAATAACTCCCCGACAGGCTTCAACGCACGCAACTCACGGGCAGCGGTAAGTGCTTCATAAGCTATGTATCTTGGACTGCCAGTCGTGTTATGTGCAATCTTTTCGATCAATGTAATAATCAGATCAAGCTTGCTCATTTCGCACCTCGGCGCATCAGATACTCATAGGCGATACAGATACAGGCTGCGAAGCATCCGGCTAATAAAAGCCAGGCATAGTTGCTGAATATTTCGAATATTTCGCTCATGCTGCAAGCCTCTCAAACTCGTAACGAATCTGAGCCGACCTTAAAATGTCAATCTGCTCATCTGGGTCTGCAAATGACAGCGTGTGTCGAATGATCGGCAATGCTTCTTTCAACTTTTGCATAAGTAAGCTAGTTACCGGGACCGAATACTCAAGCGCAATCTGAAGCTGCTTGATTGGCTCAATTGGTAATTGAATATTGCGCCTTACGCACAGCATTTCAAGGTGATACACAAGACCTTCTAGCGCTGGTGCTGTGGCGTACCAAATACCATCTGTCGCACGAAACTGGGGTATGCCACGGCTATCTACATTCACCGTACCGTCTGCGCTGATCTGGTCGAATATCGCCTCAATGGGCGATACGACAAGGCTTGCGCCGATTAGCATAGGTGCGCGTACTTCTTTTGGACGGTATGCCTTGCGTGGCTTTTGTGACTTAGCCATGATGCGATCCAATATTGAATGGATTATGCGCTGCACGGATAAATGCAAGGTTAAAAATAGGCTCTGGCTTTGGCTCTTCCCTAGTCCTAACCGTCATAAATTCACGATTCAAAATGGCCGTAGTACCAACAGTTACAAATAAGCAAGGCTGGCCGCCCTTGTAACTCGTGACCATTTCAATTTTTTTAATATGATTTGAATTACGAAGAGATTGCATATAACGATGTACTGTTGTCGGAGCCAGTTTGAATTCGTTGCATATTTCAATGGTTGTTTTCCCACCTTTGCAGAATTCAAGTAATGGCTCTTGAAGTTTTAGGCTCATGCTGGCTCCTTATTTAATTGAAAGGCGAACGCCTTGATTCAGTCTGCAACCAGGCACTTCGAATCCGTCTTTGATTGCTTGCATAACCAATTTCTTATCAAGTCTTGGGGGCGGTGGTGGCTGCTCAACAAAATAATCAGATGGGATTGTTCCTTCGTCGAATACATCAACTGAAGGCGGGTTTTTAGCAATGCTGACAACAAAATATGGACATTCAATTTTCTGGATATTGTTGTTTAGCATTGACTCAAGAACGTAATGCTTCATACGATCAACCCGTGCCTCAATCGTCTTTCTGCGCGCTGACATTTCCGCCTCGGCAGATTTGATGCTTTCTGCTAATTTCTCAAGGTGGCGGCTGAACCCAATTACCGATTGAGTTTTCGCCTCCAGTTCGCCTCCAAGAGATTCAAGCGTGTCGCGCACAACATCCTCAGACAAATCTAGATCAGCCAACGTCTCAAGCTGTGCACGATATTCAGAGGCCAAGTTGTAGAGTGTGATTGTCATAGTGGCCTCAGAACGGAATATCATCATCTGCGGGGTTAAATCCGCTTGATTGTTGAGTGTGCGCGGGTGCTGCGGGTGACTTCAGAAATTTGTCACGCAACATTGCGACCATCTTTGTCAGTGCTACTGGCTGAGTTTTACGATCAAGAATTTCACTTGCTACCAGTTCTGTATCTGCTTGAAATACACCGGATAGGTTAGGGCGCATTTTTCCTGCTTCGTATTCCTCCATTGAGAGTAAGAGTCCAATTGGTTTATTCAGCAACTCAACAAACTGATCCGCAGTTTTATCGACCTCGGCTTTCAGGTCATAGTCATAGACTTTTGATACAGTTGGGATTGGGTCAGCAAGCCCTCGCAATCCAAGTACAGTCATAATCGCCATAAGCTGCTTATAGCCATAGATAGTTGTGCCATCAGCCTTCACCGTATAAATGGAGAATCTTCCCTTTTGTCCATTCTCTGCAACGAAATCAAAATCAATTCCTTTCGTGCCTGTTTTCTTTGATTCGATGTTCTCGGCGCGGGTGAAGTGACCTTTGTATTTCCCTGTCTCCTGAATGCGTGAGCCGGTTGAATCTGCTGCTTTAGCTGCATTTGTGTCAAGTTTGTACATGATTGTTTTTAAGCCTCTGTGAGTTCGTAATAGTTAAAAATTGCGGTGTCTACTGCTGATAAATCGTTTTCGATTAGTTCATCCTCAAACAAACCCATTGGGCTTTTGACCGTATCGCTCCCATTATTTTTAGTGCTGAAGAAATACTGACCATCACGAATCATTGTTCTGAGGCAGATGCTGACCATGCCTTCAAGTGTGATTTTTTCGTCAAGCATCTTGCCTATTGTCTTGATCTTGATGCGACCTGATTCACTTGTTTCTGTATGCGATAAAACGTAGACACGCACATCATCTGGCAACCCTGCTGCAACAGTAAGAATGTCCCAGGCGTGTTTACCTATCTCGGTAAACTTTGCAAATCCAGTTTCGTCGGTGCGGCGCATATACTCGTTAGCTAACGTGTACTGAAAGTCATCAAGAACGATTACTTTTCTGCGCGTCTTTGTCATCAGCTTGATAATTTCATCGTGCCTATCACTGACAAAAATATTTCCTGTTAGGTTTTCTTTAGTGAAGCGTGACCACTTAGATGATTTAAAAGGCAGCGGCTTCTTGACTGACTGGATTAAAAGCGTATGGTCTGGATCGAGATTGCGCAGACTTGCTGATTTGCCTGTTCCTGACTCGCCCAAAATCATTGTTGTGATGCTCATTTGATTGCTCCGATTGCTGTATTTGTTGCTGATCTAGTTCTGCTTGATGCGCAAGTGCTGCATCCTCATCGTCTCTATTCATGTTCAACACAAATAGGACAGCCAGCGCCGAAACAAACCCGGCACTCATCATCTAAAAGTTCCTCTGCTTTGCGTCTTGCTCTGATAGTCCAGTAGTCAACGACGATCTGCGCTTCAAGTTTTCCTGATTCGTAATGCAACCCGCAGCGGTTAAAGCTGATAACTGGACGCATATCCGATTCCTCAAGCGCAAACAGGTAATTACCCTCTTCAAATGGATCGAAATCACCCTTCATCAAATCAATAGTTTTATTGATCAGGGCAACCTGATACAGAGCAGATTTATCGTGATAGTCATTGAAAACAGAGAGGGCGGCGGAGGCGGCGCAGAAATTCATATTCAGAACCCCACTACTGACGCAACCTTGAGCGCCAAGAAGCCGATTGATGCAAAGACAGCGACAAATACCCAAGCTGACTTAGGGATGCGCTCAGAGCCTTTTCTATACGACCCTGCTGCTGAATACCAACCTGAATCTAGCGAACTATGGCGGGTGAAGTTGATTTGCGTCTGGCCGTTGAAGTTGCTTTTCATTTCGTTCTCCTTTGCGCTGTTGTGTTTTCAGTGCATAGAAGAATATTAGCGTTACGCTAATCTTTTGTAAATAGCGTAATGCTAAATTTTTACAGTATTTAAACCCTAATGTGAAAATACTTAGTATTTAATTTGGATTGGTTGATTCTGTTACAGCACCCATGGATTGAGTTACTGAATCCATGGGCGTAAAAAAACCCGCCAGAGCGGGCTACAAAATATTTAAGGTGAATGGATAAATTAATAAATTATTCAATATTCACGTATGTTTTTTCATTGCTTTATAAGCAACTCCAAATATTGCGTATGTCACTACAACAACTTGTGATAAAGATAATGTAAATAAAAATATCATTATATTGAAAGCATAGTATGTATCTCTTTCAGAAAAATTATAAAGTGACACAAATGAATTTAAAACCAAATAAAATATAGCAATAAAATATAATGACATAAAAACATTAATATTTTTGCGATTTACATAATCTTTAAATGTTTGTGTATTAAAGATTGTAAAAAAAATAGCAATGACAGCTGCTAAAAATCCAAGCATCGTATAAGAAAATCCTGAAATCATAGTTGCAATTTCAAGTTTTTTAGTTTGTAATTTTAGTGGATCTATCCATTTTAGATGCAGAACTATCTTGTATGTCGCCAATAATATCAAACCAATTGTCGGAGCTATTAAATTTATGGATAGCATCAATAATCGTTCTGTCGTAGTCGTCATTCTGCTCATGATCTTGTACCTTACTAGCTAAAATGTCATTAGCATTTATTTTTTCAAATATCTCATCATATATATGTTTTTCATTTGATGACTCTAGAATATCATGAACAATTCCAAGTCCTTCAATTCTAAAATCCGTAAGCTTATCTGCAATCTCATTTTTTGCTCTAATTGTTAATTTATCAATACCTTGGTTATCTGCGTTTATTAAATGCTGGCTAATATTTTTGATATTTTGTCGCGATTTTGGTTTAAGTATTACTTCAAATGTTCCTAAATCTTCAAGATCAGATGGTGTAGCTCCAAAAACTTCAGCTATACGACTAAAAAATGAACTATCTGAATTAACTTCAATAGCAGTTGATCCTATAAAATCCATTTTTAGTGCATCACCACGAGATAGTTTCTCTGTAAATGCATTAAGTCTAAATTGATAGGCGTGACAATTAAGTCTAGTGAGTAACTCATTGACCAAACTAGTAAATGCTGTAACTGATGGCGCTAATTGTGTTGAAGCAAAAGCGATATAGTTACTTTTTACCATTATGTAAGATACGAACCCAATGCTTTCATTGAGTGCTAACCGAGACGATATTTCTTCAACTGAAATATTTTGTTTATCAATTGTTTTAACGATTTCTGTATCTTTTGTTTTAAGAAATAAAAATAAATCACTTCGCTGATTAAGTAAAAAAATTTTCTCATCATTATGAATTAGAGTATTTTTAAAAGTTGCATTGTCAAAATTACAAAATCCAATAAGAAAATCTTTAATACTCATTAATATTCTTCTTTCTTTAGCAACCTCATAAAAATAATATCCATAATAATTAAGTTTCATATCATCTCATTTATATAATTAAAGTTGCAAAACTTGTTTTTTAAATAAAATTTTTTATTAAACAAATTAATTTTTGATATTTAAAAATAATAAGTTAGTTCTTTAACTCACCAGCATACTTATCCCGAAATTCCGCCAGAGTCATAGTGCAAAGTGACTGATCAACCTTTGTTCCGTATGGCATTCCAATACAGGCGCCCATACCTTCGGCGAGAGGAGTGCTGGACAACACATCAAACTGTTTAATATCCCCATTACGCAGCTTCAACGTATATCGAATTTCGTATTGCTCAACCGCTTGCTTGTTAAACAAGGCAGCACCAATGACAGCACCAAGCAAAGTGCTTGATACATCCTTGTTTAGTGAATAATTTGCAGGATTTACGTTATTAACGTAAGCCACTGCACCAGCTGCGCCTCCAGCTTCTGCACCGAAATTGCTGCCTGGTGTACTTAAGTTTCTTACTTGTCTATCTGTAACGATGCCAACTTCTGAAGCTTCATAAAAAATTATCTTGTAATTATCTGATAAATATTTTTGCTCTTTTTCATTTAATTTTGAATATAAACCTTTTGATAAACGTAATTCTTTTTTAATTGTTTTTTCTACTGATAAAACATTGTCTACTGCTTGATTGCACTGTTGAGTAGTTGCAACTATGCAAAATCTTTCAACTTCAATTTTTTTATAATATAAATCACCGGTTTTATTTACCCAGTAATTTAGTGAATCTATTGAAAATGTAGAAAATCCATAATTGACAATTTCTGGATAATCTTTCACTAACAAAATCATTCTTTCTGTATCTTCTTTTTTATTTTTAGAAAGAATGAAATCAACCCCATCATAAGCATAATTCCATTGCTTTTTCTCCGCCCTAGATTGAGGGTTTGTAGTTGATGAGCAACCCTGTATAGCTATTAAAAATATACAGATAATAAATTTCATTTAGCTCTCAATTATTCAAATGGCTTAATGTCTAGACAAATACCGTAATTAGCTTTGCTACCATCTTGCATTAAATAACCGCCAGTAATTTCAGCATCACATGTAGTTATCTTTCCGCCAAGTTTTTTGGCACTTAATCTACGTCTAAAGCTTCTTGCATCATCTTTAGACATACAACCGACAGTCATATTATTTATATCGATTCGAACAGCTAATTTATCGAATTGATTGTCATTTTCTGGAATCAGCTTTGCTATGTACTGCCCTACAGGAGATTTATCTCCGTGGTTTCCAGCTGCGGATCTAATTGCAGGTTGATAATTAGACTCACCAACAACTTCAAAATCAAAGTTTCCTAATGATGGCCAATGCAAGAATGATTCAGTATCAGCATTAACTTTAGGTTTAAGTTCTTCTTGCGCCCCTTCGATGAGGTTAATTGCATAATATGCAATAACTAGAACACCAAACAAACAAAGCCAGAAATTCTGATCAAATATTCTAGAAAGTATTTCAGCTAGGAAAGTGACTATAAGGATTACAACGATCCATCTTTTCATTCTTAGCCCAATACGTAAACATGATGAATGACTCTTTACAGTTTCCCGCCCGTTTGCCATTCAACTACAACGCCAATAACACGCAGTGCAGGGTCATCAATTTCTTTTGTTGGATATGCTGGATTAATGGGCTTTAAAAACCAACTGGCTCCGTCAGTAGTCAACTTCTTAAATGTGGCTTTTTGCGTTGTTGTATCTTTCGCAACAACATAGTCACCAGATTTTGGCGCACGCTCAGGATCAATAATAATCAAACATCCATCTGGGAAATTAACCCCGTTAGTCCCACCAGACATACTATCGCCTTCAACACGCAATGCGAATGCATGTCTACTTGGCTTTGTATATTCAGGTGTTACCCATTGATCTGCTTCACCAGGCAAGTGGTTATCCTCTATATCAACTAAAGAACCAGCCGTTACCCATGAAATCAAGGGGACTTGATCGGCTGATAGCGTAGCTTTACTGATATTTGAGGATAAGTCAATTTTAGTTTCTAAAGAATCAATTAGCTTTGAGAGTTCTGAAGTATGGTCGGTATCTAACCAATTCTTAGACATTCCAATTTTTTCTTCAATTCTTCTGCAACTTTCCGAACGCATACCTCTAGGGCGGCCTGTTTTCGAATCTAGAGATCCGTTAATCCATTGACTTAATTGCGATGAAGAAATGCCGCACGCCTCTGCAAACTCATCAAGAGTTCGGTATTTGGTTCTTAGTTTTGCTAGGTTTTCGCGCCTAATTTCTGTGATTTCTTTCATGATTTGATTGAATAGCAAAACGCTAATAAAAAGAATTCGCGAAACGCTTGCAATAACATTAGCGTTACGCTAAATTATGGATATGGAACTCAAAACATATCTATTAAGCAAAGGCCGAGGGTCTTTATCTTCACTAGCCAAACAGATTGGTGCTCATGCACCAGATTTGTCGTGCTGGTCAAGCAAAAAAAAACCAATTCCCCCTTTTCGATGTGTCGATATTGAAAAAGCAACCAAAGGAAAAGTTACTCGTCGCGACTTGCGTCCTGATGACTGGCGGCAAATTTGGCCTGAGTTAGTCAAATCAAAAATGCATAACTGAATAGTCCCATTTTTTTCAGTATGAGAGATAGACAAATGTCATCAAAAAAATTAATTACCGTTGAGCACCCTGAGCTTGCTTTAGTGCGTAAAGCAAATGTAATGGAGGCACCGCATGAGCTTGTTGCTCGCAAAAAAACATTTCTATCTTCAATTGTTTTATGCGTGCAGCTATCTGGCTTGGATGACAAAGAGGTTTATTTAACTCTTGGAATAGATGCCGGACACTGGTCACGGATTATGAAAGGTGACGCACATTTTCCTGTCGATAAGATCGATGAATTAATGACATTGTGTGGCAACGAGGCTCCATTACAGTGGCTCTCACACCGCAGAGGTTATCAGCTTGTAATGCTCAAGAGTGCAGCCGAGCGTCGCATTGAAGAACTTGAACGAGCACTCGTAAAAGAAACAGAACGTAGGCAATGGGCTGAAGACCTTGTGGTGAATCGTAAGTGAAGCAAGTGTTTCACCTCACCCACAACATAGCGCGACAAAGCGCTTGTGCAGCGATCCTTTCTGCACCTGATAACTACAGAGTAGAAATTCGTGAGCGCACTAGATCACTTGATCAAAATGCGAAGCTTCACGCAATGGTTAGCTTCATTGCAAAAAATCTACCTTGGTGCGGAAAGCACCAGACAACAGACACATGGAAGAGGCTTTTAACCGCAGCCTGGCTCCGCGCGCGCGGCTATCAAGTTGAGTTTCTTCCGGCTCTCGATGGCCACGGCGTTGATGTTGTGTTTCGCAGGACTTCAGATTTAACAGTTGCAGAACTTTCAGAACTGATTGAATTTATTTATGCGTGGGCAACAGAGATAAATTTTGTAATCGTCGAGTCGCAAGGCCTTGGATATACAAAACGCATAAAGGCCGCTGCATGATTCAAAAATCCCGCCCTCTACGCTCACGCAAGCACCTGATGGATGTTGCATCAATGCCTTGCATCAAGTGCGGCATAGATGGCTATACGCAAGCCGCACACACAAATTTCGGTAAAGGGATGGGAATCAAGGCCTGTGACTCACAGACTTTCCCTCTTTGCGTGTATTGCCATACCTGGCTTGATCAGTCAGGCAAGTTAAACAAAGACGAAAGAAGAAATATAGAGCGCTCATTCGTCATAAAGACGCGCCAAAAAATGATCAATAGCTGTAAGTGGATGCCTGATGTAGAGGCAGCATTTCAAAAAATTCATAAAACAAACGGAGAGGCTTGATGCATTACTACAAGCACAACATTGGCGATTATCGGCGTGATACTGCTCATTTAACCTTGCTCGAGCATGGTGTTTATCGGCAATTAATTGACCTGTATTACTTGCAAGAATCTGCTATCCCAAACGAAACCGAGTGGGTTATGCGCCGGTTATGCGCACGAACCGATGAGGAACAAAATGCGGTGCATTCAGTGCTATCCGACTTCTTTGAACTGACAGAAAACGGGTATGTACATGGACGTTGCGACAAGGAATTAGCAGAGTATGGAGAGAAAAAGGTTACTAACAAGGTTAACGGACAGCTAGGCGGAAGGCCGAAGAAAACCCAGTCGGTTATTTCTGAAAACCAAGAAGAAAGCGAAAGCAAAGCGAATGAAACCCTAACCATTAACCATAAACCATTAACCATTAACCATAATAAAGAAACTACAAAAACGAAAAAAAGCCATTCGGCAAAACCGGATGACGTATCAGATTCAGTTTGGGCTGACTTTCTGCAAATCAGAAAAGCTAAACGCGCACCACTTACCAACACGGCAATGAGCGCAATCGCAGCCGAAGCGCAGATTGCAGGAATAAACCTGCAAACAGCCCTTGAGCATTGCTGCGCGAGAGGCTGGCAAGGATTCAAAGCTGAATGGCTGCAAAACGCAAAAGCTGCGCAACCAGGAAAGGCTGAGACAACTTACCAGCGATCAATGCGCGAAAGGTGGGAAGAGGCAACCGGAAAACGAACGCTTGATGAAAGCAACGTAATCGACATTACACCGATGCAAAACAACACAGCGAGGATCGCATGAGCCTACCAGTGCTTTGGGTTGAAAAGATATTCACCAAGTTAACGCTTGCATACGGTCGTGATTTTCTTGGACGTTGGGAGGGGATTCCACTTTCTGAGGTAAAGACTGATTGGTCAGAATGCCTTAAAGGATTTGCTGATCAACCGCAATCAATAGCGTTTGCCTTAACAAACCTACCTGATTCAAAGCCACCGACAGCACAGGAGTTTCGTGCTTTATGCCGCCAGGCACCGCAAACACCGACTTCACTGCTTACGGCATCGAAAGCTGATTACACCGTAGTTGCGGAGCAGTTGGCCAAGATCGGAAAGACGGTTGGAACAAAACCAAATGATTCAAAGCAAGATCACAAAGCCTGGGCGAAGCGATTAAAAGCCGGACACGAAAACGGTATGAAGCTGAATCTTGTACAGGTCAATGCCTACCGTACAGCGCTTGATATTAAAGCGGCGGCGTGAACCACCAGCACGGTCCCGTTTACCAGCTACGCAATTGCATAACTTGCTGCGCAGCACTGGTTTTATCTGCACGGCCATCAAGAAAGCATCAGGAAGCAATGATTGCTCATGTAAGTCGGTATTTCTCAAGAGATGAAATCCTCAAGGAGATCGGAAATGCGAACTCAGGTAGCTGAAACAAGTTTGGTTGCATATCACTCACTGCAAGCTGAAAAGAAGTTATCAGCTAAACAAGCGTTGATTATGGGATTCCTTTCATCTGGTACGGCTATGACTAGACAGGAGTTAGTCAATGTGACAGGTGAGCCGATCAATAGCGTTACGGGTCGGGTCAATGAGTTGCTTACTGCGAAGAGGATCGTAATCCGCGGTGAGGTAGTAAATCAAAAGACGGGTAAGCCGAATTACTTGGTTGGTATTCCGATAGTCGAACAGTTTGATCTTTTCCAATAGGCGCTGAAATGTTCACACAAAAGCTGATCGATGCTGGTATCAGGGCAAAAGAAGCAAGGATTGCATCTGAAGTCTATGCCTACCAAAAGGAAATCCAAACCATTGATCGGCTATCCGCGCAGATTAGAAAACTTAATCCTGAGAAGTATTGGTCTGATGGTTCGCCTGAATATGCAGCGTTAACCGATTACTGGCAAGCAGAACGCGAAATGCGCGAAGCACTGAAAAAGGCAGCGGCCTGATGATTGTCATTGTTACCCCATTCCCGCCCAGTATTAACCACTACTACGGGAACGGGCGCAATGGCCGTAAGTTCATCAAAGCGCCTGGTATTGAGTACAGGGCTGCGGTGCTTGATTACGTCACAAGATACAACTCTAAGGCTCCAGAAGGCAGATTATCAGTAGGCATCCAGCTATACCCACCAGACAAAAGACGTAGGGATGTGGATAACAGCGCAAAGGCTGCCCTCGATGCGCTCACTCATGCCGGTGTTTATCAAGATGATTGCCTCATTGATGATCTGCGAATCACTCGTATGCACATCGTCAAGGGCGGAATGCTCAGGATATTCGTATCAAATCATATTCCAGAACCAGAAATAGAAACGAGGGGGGTTGAATGAAAAACAAATCAACAGGTGAGAAAGCATTACCGCAGCAAGTATTCAAGTTAAGACCTTACAAATATGACTTGGCAATGAGGCTTGCAGCTAACCGTGCCGAATCACATCCTCAGATGATTAGCATGGCTTCGAACTTACCGGAGGTGAAAGATGCCCGTCTTTGAATCCTGGCTATACGGGGACCCCGAAAAGATAGCGATACGAAAGGAGTCTATGCGTATTCGGAAAGACAAGGCGTGCGGTGAATGTCTGCACAAAAGGTCAGTCGAATGGAAAGGAGAGGTTCTCAACGCTTGCGAATTTAAACGTCGAGTCTATGGCAAGCGTTGCGAACTTTATAAGAAAGATCAATCAGTACACTGGGAGGAATTAAGCAAATGACCAAAGATCAATCGGACGTTATAGAAGAACTATTCATCGTTTGGTTTGTTTGGTCAAGCCAGTACCGGCCACACTTAGGCGCACCAAGAGTATCCACATACAGTCGAGGTTTTACATCCCACGACATTTATATTGATGCAGATGATTCAGATAGTAGGATCGAGAAGGACCGAGCCGAGCAGGTTGATGCGTGCATCGATAGCCTACCAGGTGAGCAACGCATTGCAATCGGCATCCACGCTGGCAACAAGTCAACGGGTAACAACGTCTACAAGAGTCTCAGATATACAACAGAGCAATTGCACATCAACTACCAAGCGGCGAAGAGCGCAATCTTTCCCATGCTGATGCGTAGGGGATTGGTTCCAAATGAAACAAATTCAGAAATGTTATTGAAAACCACTTAAAAGTATGTGAGAATTAAACCGTTGGGAGAAGTCACGCCCATATATTCCAAATTTAAGGCCCATCGATCAAAAGTCGGTGGGCTTTTTCATTGTCTCCTTGGTTTGGTTGATACCAGCCATTGACCCTCTGTGTGAGGGTCTTTTTTATTCATGCGATGAAAACCCTAAAGCCAACACTTAAGACGATCAATACATCGTTGGTAAAGGCCGGAGGGGCAACGACTCGTATACGCGGCAATAGCTTGTACTCAATCATGCGAAAGTTTGAGAGAGGCAATCCAAGGTTATGCGCAACCTGTACCAGACTAGGATTAGTAGGTTACGGGGATGAGTTAGAACATATCGTCCCGCTATGGCAGGGAGGCGCTGAGAGCGATTCAAACCGCGAGTGGATATGCAAGGATCACCACCTAATCAAAACCGCAACAGAGGCCAAGCAGAGGGCTTCATCCGGCGGGGGAAGGGCGGGTTAAAAGTCTAAAAAGTTCGCGGGACGTAAACCGCTATCTATCCCATTCGCGGAAAAAATCCCTATTTCAAAGGTAATCATCATCAAATGTCCGGGGTCAAAGGAAAAAGCGGTGGCGCTCGCCAGGGTACAGGTGGCGCACGTCCCGGTACTGGTGGCGCTCGCCCTGGTGCTGGACGCAAGCCTAAGCCTAAGCCAGTATTAGCAGTTTCATCTGAGCCAGATTCGGACCCGAAGAAGTTTCTTCAGTCTGTGATGAATGATGAACTTGCAGACCCACGCATCAGGATGGATGCAGCGAAGGCACTATTGCCATTCATGCATCAGAAATTAGGTGAGGGTGGCAAGAAGGATGAACGATTAAATGCGGCAAAGAAAATTGCCACAGGTAAGTTTTCTCCGGTTGCTCCACCTTTGAGATTGGTTAAGTGAAGGAATGGTCAACAGCTTGTCTTGATTGGGCTGAACGGATTAAGACGGGTAAGTCAATAATTCCAGCACCGATTTTCCCTGAGCAAGCAGAGATTGCATTAAATATTTTCAAGCAATTAAAGATTGTTGATGCACCAGGTAGCCCGACATTTGGTGAGTCGTGCGCACCGTGGGTATTTGACCTAGTTGCATCGATATTTGGTTCTTACGATGCTGATTCAGGGCGAAGGCTCATTACAGAATGGTTCGTTTGCTTACCAAAAAAGAACAGTAAAAGCACGATTGCAGCCGGTGTAATGATGACCGCGCTAATCCTTAACTGGAGACAGTCGGCAGAGTTTGCAGTTATCGCCCCGACAGTAGAGGTAGCGAATAACGCCTATGCCCCAGCGCGGGACATGGTGCAGAAAGATGAAGAACTGGATGCGCTGATGCACGTTCAGACGCACATCAAGAGCATCACGCACCGCGACAGCGGCGCAACGCTCAAGGTGGTGGCGGCAGATAGTAATACAGTTGGTGGCAAGAAGTCAGTCGGCACTCTAGTGGATGAACTCTGGTTATTTGGCAAGCAGTCTGGTGCCGAAGCGATGCTCAGAGAGGCTATCGGGGGTCTGGCATCGAGGCCGGAGGGGTTTGTTATTTACTTAACGACTCAATCTGATGACCCTCCAGCGGGAGTTTTTAAGCAGAAATTGCAGTATGCGCGTGATGTGCGTGACGGAAAGATTCACGATCCGCGATTTGTGCCGATTATCTTTGAGCATCCGCCAGAGATGGTCGCAGCAAAAGAGCATTTATTAATTGAAAACCTTGGAATGGTTAACCCAAATCTCGGTTATTCAGTCGATAAAG